AGATCCGCGGAACGCAGTTAACCAGTCAGCATTAGCCTGCTGATATGCTTGCTCTCTTTCAGTAAATTCAAGAATCCTTTCAAGACGACTGATAACCTGATCTTTTTTACTGTACGGATCGCTTTTACCAGCAAGAGCCGTCTCGAACTCTTTAAGGTTTCGGATACCCATAGATCCGATTTCTTCTTTAAATGCCTTGAGTCGTTCTAGGTTAAAGGCTGCTTCTGTTTCTTTTCGGAGTACGTCAGTTGGAGTTTCATTGGCAGTCGCCATTCGGCCCAATGATAACAACTTACTAACTCCCCCAGCTTCATTTGGTGGCACTTCTTGCCATCTACGGAGAAGATCCCCAATGGTATTCCCTTGTTTTTGAGCCGCGTCAGCCAACTCCACATATTTTCTAACTCCAGCTTGCACCTGGGATGGAAGCGTTTCCACTTTATTCATCGCATCCATTGCCTGCCGGTGATCCGGACTACTAGCAGCAAGTAACGTAAATTTAGCGTATGCTGCCTGTGGATCTTTTTGAAGCAACTGCAAGTCAGCATCAAACGCCTTCACAAGCCTGTCCTGTCCTGAGTTTATTGCCGCGTCTCTTGCTTGAGTTAATGCAGCAGCAGCAGCTTCTGGAGAATTATTTCGCATTCCGATGAATGCATTAAACTGCGCGTCATTTACAAATCGCTGCTGCTCCGATGTATACTGTGCTTTGGCGCGTTCAATTCCTGCTGCCGCTGATGGGTCTAAAACTGAAAGCGCAACAATTGCATCTTGAGCAGCTTTTGAACTCGGGTTTGCCTGAACTTCAGCAATAGCAACCCTGTATGTTTCCGCTTTCTTGAGTTGCAACTCGTTGGATAATTCACCCAAAGCAACAGCTTGGTCGCCTAAAGTTTTGGTATTTTGGGCAGTAGCAAGTTGAATAGGATTCAGCTTTTCCTGTTGCCTAAGACTGTTTCCTAAAATTCCTAAGTTAGTTCGCGCAGTGGCTAACTGCACAGGATTCATCAACTTTGACTGCTCAACTCCCTGCTGAACTGCTTGAAGATTTGCTTCAGCAAGTTTTTTGTTGATTGGCGCCATTGCCGCTTGATCCGCCATGTTTGCAAGGCCGGCAAACCCCTGCAAGGTAGACATAAAGTTAGGGCCATTATACTGCGGAGGTGGGATGTAGTATTCCATTAGAACATTCCGGTGCCAGTTTGTCTGAATTTCAAATAATCAAGTCCAGCTACACCTCCAGCAGCGTTTTGAATCGCACCACCGAGCGCATTATACCCAGCAGCGTTTGCAGCACCGGCGCCGATCAATCCTTGTGCCTGCGCGTTTCCAATACCCGTCAATAGGTTAGAAGTTTGTTGCCCGTAATTTAACTGCGCTGACGCTTGTTGTGCCGCTGCTGCTTGGCCCAATTGAGTGATGCCCTGTAACTTTGAATATCTGTCATTAATCATTGACTGCAGTAACTGGGGCCGGAACTGAGCCAATGCTGCTTGAATATTTCCTCCGCGAAGACCTCCAGTAGCAGACGCATTTTGCAAAATACCTTGCTCACCTTGCTGCGCCATTGCCTGGGCCATTGGATCACTTGCAATGTAAGCTATGGCTTTCTGTTGAGCTTCTGGGCCGTTTTCTCCAAGTAAATCTAATTGAGACTGTAAAGTATCATAGCCAGCCGTATAATACGGCTGAACCATTGCTTTCATCTGTTGAAAGTTTTCAGAATTTGCAGCAATTGCTTCTCTTCCAGTGGCAGCTTGCGCGTTAGCTGCTTCTCTAGCTGCTTTCTGTTGGCTTTTAGCCCCTGCATATGCCATTGCTCCACCAGCAACGGCACCTACACCAACAATAATAGCAGCAGTAACGGCACCCATGATTATTTCAGTTTAAAAGTGTCAGCGCACAGAAGTGCTTGTTTGTAGTCAACTGTCAATTCTTCTCCTGAGTCGCCTCCATGACATCCAGCAATGTCACGCATTGCCAATAGCCATATATCACCTGCATCGTTTTTTACAAAAAAGCAGTTCGGATCTTTGGAATGGTTTACCCAGCGTCCTGCAGGAGTTCGTTTTCCATTAAGCCTTGCAGGTGCCAAAACGTCAAACACTTTTGCCGTAACACTAGTAAACATGCCTTTCCCATGAATTACAGAGTCTCGAATCACAAGAGTAGTTCCGCATCCAGGCGGAAACTCAATCTGATCAGTTTCCATCTGCGAAATCAGTTCGACAGTGGGTTCATCAAGTCCAAACTCTTCGATTACCTTTAAAAAGTCTTCGCGATCTTCTCCACGCGCCTCGTATTCCAGCAATCGCACCTGTTCGCTGTATTCATGCCATGCCGGTGATTTATCAAGCAGCATTTCCTCCAGTGCCACTGGATTAGTCACCTCGGTTGCGTACACGTTTTGCCACACTGTCTCTTCTAAAATGTAGGCCAGTTTTCGCCCTGGGGCGCCAGTCATTACCATTGGTGCAGCAAACTCTCGAATCACTCCGTCTTCACACAGAAACTTTAGGCGTCCCTTCAGTAAAATATTTGTGTGTGCAAACTTATGTTTGTGCCCAAGAACCAAGGCGCCAGCAGGCATGGTTACTTCGCGAATGTAAACTCCAGGCCCGAAGTGATGCACTACAGGACACTCAGCCTGTGGCATTTGAACCATTGCCATCTCTAACTTTTCAGAAACATCTGGTATTGATAACATTATGAAATTTGCCTTCCAGAAGCGGAAATGGTTAAAGCACTAGCAGTGTCAGCAAGTGTTGAGATAAACCCGCCGGCTTCTAATGTTTGGCCTACAAGTTCAGGACACAGATAACACGCGCCAGCAGCAATGCTTTGATTTTGCAGCACCAAATTTGACGCACCGGCACTTTCGCTGCTCGCTACCAAGTTAACGCTAAACAAAACCGCAGCGCCAGATGTGTTTGTAGCAGTGAATTTATCGATGATCGTTTTTACGCCGCTCGATGTATACTGAGACGTTTGCGTTGCCTCTGCTTGCTTGCGAGGGATGATGTTGAGAATTGTGACTGCCATATTATATTACAAGTGGTGGAGCAAGAATTAAAAGCGAAGATTCAATTAATGCTTGATCTGCTGATATCTGTGCTGCGTTTGCTGATGCCTGTGCTGCGTTTGCTGATGCCTGCGCCGCGGTTGAAGAATCTAATGCAACTTGCAGTTTAGCTTCTATGGAGGCAATATTTAAATTAACGTCAGTTATTTCAAGCAACGCTTCATTCGCTGATATCTGTGCTGCGGTTGCCGAGGTCTGTGCTGCGTTTGCTGATGCTTGGGCATTATCTGCAATTACTTTTGTCGTACTTACAGTGTCTAATGCAATTTGCGCCTTAGCTTCTGCTGCTGCTGAGTTTAAGTTAGCATCAGATATTTCTTGGGCGTTTGCATCTACCGAGTTAGGTACGTTGAATAAATTCTCAAACGCAGAAATAGCCCGCTGATTTGGCAAGAACATGGCCAATTCATTTCGAGTTAACTGCTTTACGTCAAATGCCATATCAAACCTTTAATGGCTCAAGTCGCACTTCCAGCCTAGCAACAGACAAAAATGCATCACTAGTTCCGCGAAATTTTTGAATTCTCCAATCCCCAGAATATCCATTGCCAAGCCAAAGAATCCTTTTTGATCGATTGCCTTGAGTTCCTGCTTTGGCAACTTTTTCTACACTCCAAGTCTCTCCATCTCCTGAATAACTGGTCCAGATAGATGAATCTACGCCAACCTTAGATCTTCCATTTAATGAAATTAACTCTAACTCATGGAATATCATTCCGCGAGTTTCATTGAAAATAATGCTAGTTTGAAATTCCCATCCAATTTTTTGGCCCCAATGGGAAGAAAGAGTTTCTGTTAAAATTCCTAAAGCAGATGACTGCGGATCACCAACAATCCACTGGTTATAGCACCACGCTAAATTCCTTGCTCGATATTGAGCAAATCCAACAATTGAAGTAGTCGCATAGTACCAACAAGGACCTTCTGTAATCTGAGATGCGCCAGCATCAAAAATCAATGTGCAATCCGGTAGGTGAATGTATAATTGCTTTAACCCTGCGTTAATTCGCGATTCAAGAATTGCTGTAGATAACTCTTCTTCAGTGTATTCAAGTAGTTTTTGATCTATCTCTCGACTGCTTATTTTCTGAGCTACTCCAGATGATACTCCATACACAGCAGGGGCCTCATTTCGACCACTACCTAAAAATGCGATAGTTTCATTCCAGAAACAACAGGCATGAGTTCCAATGGCCCCTCTTTGAACCTGCGCTCCTGGGATGCGCGAAAATGGAAATAGTGATCCGCCAACATTACTGAACACTTCAATGGTGTATCTTCCTATTGCATAAGCCTCGTTGCGGACTTTTAAAATTCCAACAATCGGATCTGGATCACTTTCAGCAGATCCATATTTCAAAGGATTAACTGCAAACGGATCATTCAACTCAGTGACAACCAGATATGTTCCATCTGTTGTCATAAAGTAACCGTCGATGAACAAAACGTCTAGAACGTCTCCAATATCAGTATCGGTTACCTGTGCAAGTTGCGTGCCATTGTAAAGCCATAGCTTTTTGTCTGAAGCAATTGCCAGCCATTCAACCGAGTAATCCATGCTTACTCGATCATCTACAGTGCCTCCTACATCTCCTATGACAGTAATGGCAAAGTTTGCATCAACGCTCACTAAACTAGTGCCCATTACCCTGTAACAAACCCCATTCCAATTGATGCCTCCACGATCAATTCCAGGGCCATCATTCATGTGAATGATTCCATCCCCAGGGCGAAAATATCCCTCGGAAATGCCGGTTTTCTTTGGAAGCGGCACCATGTTCCGTGGATAGCCAGTCCTAAAATTGGACGACTCGTCCGCGTAAATCCCGTTTAGGATTGGAACTTGCACGTTTTGGGTAAGGTTGTGACTTTGGCTTTACCGGTTTTGCCTTTGAAGCGTTGGAAGACTTCTTTTGCACAAGTCAATATGTATCTGGCAAGTCT